CATTTCTGATTGTTGTGTTGCTTGTATTTTTGTTCTTTCGTCTTTACGATCTTCTTTTTGTTTTTCTCTACTTTTAGCTCCTTCAACCTCTATACCTTTTAATTCCATATTATACTGAAACTCTAATCCCATTAATTCTTTTTTCATTTGAACTTCTTGCATCATTCTTTGGGATTCTATTTGGGCTTTAACTTGCTCTAGCTCAGCTTGACTTTGTGTTATAGCTTGATTTTTCTGGACATCAGCTTGAGCTGCTGCTTGAGCAGATTGTTGATTTAATTGAGCTTGTTGTTGCATGTTTTGCTCTTGCATAGCTTGATCTCTATCTAATTTCTTTTTTCTACGTATTTTAAGAAGTTGATTAGCTAACTTAATACTTTTTATCTCTCTAAGATCAATAGCATCTTCTAATTCTATAGTTTGTTGTTGTAAAGCCATTTGAATATTATTTTCTAAAATAGCTTTTTCCTCTTCGTCTGGCGATAGTTCTAAAAATATTCCAAAATCATATAAATGTAATTCAGACATCTCTTTTAATGTGGCTACATTATGCGTTCCTATAGCTTGAATAAAAGCGTCTTTAGTAGGAGAATATTCTATTATATCAGATATTCTAAGAGATAAGCATTCTGCTATTTCAGCTGTTAAATATAATCCAGCTTGTAAAATATGTCTTGTTGCAGTATTAGAGTTTGCGGCGGCTAATTTTTGAACACCAACTAAAGCGTTTTTATCAGGCATACTACCGTCTCTAGCCTCGTTAAGTCCGGTTACGTCTCTTATCATTTGTAGATAATAATTATAATTACCTATAAGAGCTTGCATTTTATTACCACCAGATCCCGATGTTATTTCTTGAATTGGTACTTTACCAGGATTCATATCACCATCTTGAGTAAATGATCTACCAATAACAGATCCAGTTTGGAAGAACATATTTAAAGCTTCTTGTGGATTATAATTCGTTCCATTACCTAAATCAACCTCTGCTAAACCATCAGCGTCTAAATAAACTCCATCTGGAACCATTCTAGCCATTACTTGTTGAAGTTTTAAATGTGTTAATTGAATCATATCCGCGAATCCAGTAATTCTTTTTACTAATGAATCAATTTTACCATCATACATTCTTGGAGCGACAATAGCATAATTCATTTTAACTTTAGTAAAATCACTTTTAGGACGCATCATATTTTTAGACATTTCCCATTTAAGTAGTTTGTCAGTACCAAGAATCATAGCACCATCATATAAACACTCTATAGATCTTAACATTCTACTAAAACCTCCTTCCATATCTTCCGGTGGATTAAATGAATCATCTTTGGGTATTATTTTTTCAGCACCAGTTCCAGTTTCTTTTACTTTATAAACTTCATTCATATAAGTTTTATAATTAAAGTATAAAATTTGGATTGTATTATTATCTTCGTTGCCCGAAGAGTATCTAGTACTATTGTTATTTCTATCAAACGATTTATTTTTCATTATATCCTCAAGATCGCTTCCTGTTAAATGAGGAAATTGTTTTGCTAATTCATTTACTGGAATAGATTTAACTTCACCAACATAGTATATGTCATCAAAATAAGGAGAATCAGTATAAGAATAAACTAAATTTGCAGGATCAACATAATCAACAACAACTCCTTCAGATGTATTGAAAGAAGATTTTACAGCACCTATTCCAAGAACCGTAAGATCATAGTAAAACTGTTTCTTAATTAATTCGTATTTATTACCTTCAAATAAAACATTTAGAGCTTGCTCCTCAGCTAATTCTACAGCTTGCTTATAGGTTAACTGCATGTGAAGTTCTAATTCTTCTTGAGATTCTGGTAGTGTTTCAGGATTACTTTTTCTAAGATCTATTTGAAAATTAGACAAAGCAAACTCATTAAATTGCTTAGATTGCATGTCAGATATAATAGATTCCATATACTTAGTTCTCTTAGAGACCCCATATGGATCTTGAGAATATGCTTTTATATTATAAGTTCTCTCAGCAATACCATTTACCACGATATCCACAAATTTAGAAATAATTGGAATAGGTTTCCAATCTAAATTTAAATAGGACAAATCACCATTTATTGATAACTCATCCTTATATTTTTGTATAGATTGCTCGCCTCTAGCATACAATCTTAAATTATGAAAATTATTTTGATTAGATTTATATCTACTAACGCTTCGATCATTATTAAACCATTCTGTCTCTATTGCTCTACCTACTTTTAAACCATAATCGTAACTTAGCTTTTCAGCATCACTTACTGTTTGACTCGGGAAATAACCTTTAATGCCAGACTCTGCCATATTTATTATTTAATTATTTGTGAATTAGTTCCAGTATTACTATACTTAGAAATATTTATGTTTAATTTAGGTTTTTCAACCTTTGCGTTTGGGGCGTATAAATGTCTATTGTTTGCCATAATAGCTAAACCAGAACTTATTGATGCGTCAAACTTTGTTCTTTTATTTATGTCGAATTTACTCCAATCGTTTAATAAATCATTAAAGTATAAATCTCCAAATGTTCCATCTTGTCTCATACCAACGTGATCTTGTATGTACATCTCAATTGCGGCGGCATGAGCTTGTTTTATATCTTCACTTGAATTGGGTATTCCACCTACTTCTTTTTCTGCTACAGATAATTTGTTCCATATCTTATCTGGTCTATTCATGCTAAAACCTCTATATCCTCTTCTTCTTAAATAGTATAATAGTCTAGGTTTATTATTCTCTGCTAATATTGGCATTCCATAAAATACTAATGCCATTAAAACGTCTTCGAAAAATATCTCTGCCGTAGGTGGTCTTGATAAGTATTCTAAAAAGAAACTGTTCGCAGGAGCGTCCTCCATACTAAACCTGGTTAAGCCGTGTAAAGCTCCTTTTGATCCTTCTCCATCTACGGTCCCTGATATATCATAAGAGTCACAACCAAATGCTCCCATGTGTTCATTACCAGGGTATTTAATACCATTTTTAAGTACCACTCTATTTTGTAGTTGCTGAGATGGAACCCAACTAACTTTAAATCTACCTTTTGGATCTGGGTAGAATATTACTTGCGAATCTTTAATACCGTTAACCCACTGGAAATTACCTTTGGTAATCCCTAGAGTCCTAGTCATCTCTTCATTATAATCTATCTGTTCGTATATTTTTACGAGATTAAAAATAGAGTTTTTACTCTCATCTCTAAACGCATGTTCTGTAGTTCTAGGAAACTGACGGTAGAATTCATTTAAAGCATCTTGATCTCCTTTTAAACCATCTACTTCATTCTGCCAACTATCTATTACACCTATATCTATTAGTTCACCGTCTGGGGCAAGCACATTTGCGTTAGGAGTAGTGAATACTGGAATTCCGTACTCGTCAATAAATCCTTCGTAGTTCCATTCCATTGGGATAAATAGAGAGTATAAACCAGATTTTGTCTGACCATTTCTATTTCTTTTATTGACATCTGATGCATTATATAATTTTTTAAAGTTATCACCCCCTTTGTCCAACGCATTACTCGTTGACCCCATCATACATTTCCCTATAATTCTACTACCTAATCTTAATGTAGTTTTTGTAACACGCCAATTGTTTAATATATTTTCAGGTCTCTCCCATTTTCCCGCCTCATCATGTACTAGTAAAGCCAGCTTTTCACCATCATAACTATTATCTCCAGTATTTTTCCAATCAATAGTTGTATCTAATCCTTCTAGTTCTTCTAGTTTTTCGTTAACTGTTATCTTCTTTCTAGTAAATCTAGTAGATGGTACTCTATATGCTAATTCTGTTTTTGGACGATCCATACCATCTTGGATAGGTTTAAAGAAAAATGGATAGTTTATACTTATCGGAACTACTTTATCTGTAAACATTTTTTTCGCATCTGAACCTGTTTTAGATAAGATACCATATCTACTATCACTCGATATAGTGGCTAAATTAACTGTTTCTGCTGATGACATGAATGAAAATCCTGAACGTCTATTTTTAAGATAACACATCCCATAACACCTCTTGTCCGCTTTGCATGCTTCCCAAAATATATAGAACAATCTATTTGCCTCTCTAAAGTCTGGAGCTCCAACATCGATCTTACTCCATTGCAAGTACATATAGTGTGTACCTGTTATCCATATTGGTTTACCGTTGTTCATAAACCAAAAACCATCATCTCTTCTTGTAAACTCTTGATCTATATAATCAAACCACTGTTCTTTTGATTCATCTGGATAACCTCTCCAATCAAAGATATTTTTAATATTCTTTAATTCATTAGGATATTCTGCTTTAACCCATTTATCTAGTTTGTGTTTGAACACTTGCACTGGCACTTTGGGCAGAGCAATTCGCAGATTTTGGATTTCATAGATTTCACCAATTTGACCAGTTTTTGATAGTATGATAATAT